CTTACAGCAAGTTCAGCTGTGTGGGTTGCTTGAATAATTTTTAATTTAGGATCACTTCCAATCATCCATGCAGGAAGTAGAAAAGATGCAAACTCAGATTTTGTATGCCTTGGGGGCATGTTGACAATGAGTCTCTTAATCTCTCCAGTTTTTAATTTATTAAATTTTTCTGCAATAATTTTATGATGGTACCCTTCTATAAATTCAGGCCACATATGTTTTACAAAAGTCAAAAAATCTTCAGTAATTTTTTTATGTTTCTGTTTTCTGTCCAATTGGACCAAGTATCTTTTGTACTTTTTTCTGGTATCTGGGGGAAGGTTCTCTAAATCTTCTTCTAATAATTTTTTTATATCAATATCTTGCATAAGTACTCTTATGGGTGTCAAAATGATTTTTACCCTGAATAACTGTCTAAATCAAGGAATAAAGCCAAAAGCAGTAGGATCCCTTTTTAATTAAAGGGTTTTAAGAATATCCTAATTGACTTTTTTAGGATTGGACTTGGTACCTCTATTAATAAAGTGTACCAAGTCGCTAGCGAGAAGTGGCGAGAACACTCGCCACAACCTATGATTGTATCTAATCTAATAGAGTATAATACTCATTGACAAAGTTCTTTTGAAACCAAGTCAATCCCTTTTGCATAGTATCATAGTCCTCAACTGCCTCACAACCTATGATTGTATCATAGATAGCAACAGCAAATGCAGGTAGCTTTGCAAATTGTCCTGCTCCACTCTCATCATTAAACCTATTGCCAATGGTCATAACCTTTGTAGGCTCTGCTCCAAAAAAGCACTGGTCAAATGGTGCTGGTATCTTGTATGTTTTATTATTGTAGTTTATTTCTTTCATATTCCTCGCTTTGTTATGGGATATTATAACATAATATCCCATAAATGTCAATAGTTAATTTAATTAAAATCCAATCCAATTTTCTTCTTTTGCTATTTCTTTATTTACTTCAGTTTTATTTACTAATCTTATTTGATGAAAATAACACCAGTTGTCGCCAAATGTAATTGCACCTAAATAGTTTAAATCTAAATCATATTCTTCTGCTTTCAATCCTAGTTCCCCAGCTGGATCAGATTTAGTTGTGCCAATTCCTATTTGTTTAATAGTTCCAGTTCTTCCAGTATTGTCTGTTATTATATCGCCTATTTTAATAATCATATTTTTAATCTTTCTTTAAGTTTATTTAGTTCAGTAGTTCCCATTGATTCATTCATCATTTCATAACTACCATCATTGAAGTTGCTATATGGATCATAAACATTTACTAATCCAATAGATTTTAAATGTACTTCTATTGCACTTAATAAAAGTTCTCTTGTTGTGTGGTATTGTTTCCAGTTTAGTTCTCTTTCAGTTTTTTTGTCTTTCATATTCCTCGCTTTGTTATAGTCCTATTATATCCTATAATAAAATAAAAGTCAATAGTTATTTTAAACTTATTTTTTTAAACTTTCTTCCCTCGTAATAACTAGGATAAGTATTATCATATGTTCCTACTTCAACTTTAATTGGTGTTTCACTTGGTTTTTTAACTGGTCTAATATTTGCAATTTCACTTGCAAACTTATTTAAAAAACCATGCAAACAATTTTGATTACAAAAATAAGCATAAATACTTTCTCTAATCCATTCACTATTTAATCCAATCTTTCTAGTTCTTAAAACTTTATTGTCGCCAGTTCCTCGTACTCTTGATTGTGTTTCAATCTTATGGCAATCAGGATTATGACACCAATTATAGTCGGTCATTTTATTTTACCTCTTTTTTTAAGTAAGTTAATTAATATCAATAAAGTTTTACTCATACTCATTGGAATAGGTGCAACTGATTTAGATAGCTTTTCTAACTTCTTATAGGTGTCATGGTCTAAAGATATATTTCTGTATTTACTAAAGTCTGTCATTTTCTTTTGCCTTTCTAAATGCCTTATCTAATTGTTGAAGTTTAAAAAGTTTTATTTCTGCTTGTCTTTGAAAATGTGTTGCAACAAGAAATAAAATAAAACCACCAATAATAAGTGCTATACCAATGTATAGCACTATATTATAATTTATTATGTGATCAAACCACATTAAGCTATCGCCTTAATAGTCCATTGACTTGTTGCTTGTCGCCAATCGCCAAAGCCACCATTTTTATTTTCTGCGTCAAAATCCCAATAGATAAATCTATCAGTTCCATTTTTATCAGTTAAGATTTTACCAAGTACACCATTACCATTTTTTTCTGCACTTGCCATTCTTGTTATTATTTTTTTATGCTTTTTTGCAAAGTAAGTTATGTAAAACTTCTTTGGCATATTGTTTATATCTTTCATAGTATCCTCTTTCGTTTTTATTTATACTGGGATTATATCCTATAATCCCAGTAATGTCAATAGTTAATTTAAACTATTTTCGCTTTGGTTTTGCTCGTATAATAACCTCGCTTTTATTTTTTCCTCTCTTGTTTGTTCTTTCTTGTTTTTCATTCCCTTAATTCTATCTGCAAGATTTTTAGGATTGTAGATAGTTAAGCCAGTAGAGTTAGTCCTAATTATTTCTGCGTCATTAATATTTAAACCAAGTTCAGTAGATAACTCAATCGCCTCGTCTAAATATTTATAACCTTTAAGACCAACTTTAATTTCTTTCATCTGTTGTAAGATAGAAGAAATCCATTTTTGATGTGCCATAACAAATTGTGCTTTTTGTTTTTTCCAATCTATTAAAAACATATACTCGTCTTTAGTACAAGCAATAGACCTATCACGACAATAGTTCCTACCAATTAAATCTAATTGATATTTGTCATTCCACTCTTTGCCATAACCACTATCTTTGTCGCCAAGATATTTATTATTGTTATCTACATATTTTGTCTTGTGTGGGTTGTTGTCTTTGCCCTCTTGTTCAATCAAAATATCAGGATTGCAGTCGTCTTGTGCTTTTAGTTCATCACGAAACAAAGCATATCCATAACCACTATCATCACGACTATAAGAAGAATTGTTATCAACATCAAGGTCGCCATCTAATTTAAAATCAAAATGGCTTTCTATTGTTGCCTCTTTAACAACTGGATTATTGTCATAATCTCTTTCTTCTTTTGTTCCAAGATAATGAAAATGGAAACAACTATCTTTTGCAATAGTGTCCACATTTTCAAACTTGTTTTGTAGATGATATGCCATTTTAACATCTTCATCTGTATAGTGTCGTCTGATTATTTTATGTGCCATATTCCACGCACTATCATTCAAGTCAATTTGTTCGCCTTTTAACTTGTCATAGTTTTGTTTCTCAATCGTGTCCTCTTGTTCCAAGTGTACTCGCATACGATTTGCGATTTTATTTCTGTACTCTTGGTTAAGTCTTATTCTACTCATTTAACACTCCATTTCTTTTGTTAATAGTAAAGGACTTTCATATTTTAAAATTGAGTATGTTCTGTCCTCTCTCTTGTTTATTAATTTATAACCTTGCAACATATCAATCGCCTTGTTATAATCATTAGTACAATCTTCAACATGATAATTATTATCTGTATGTTGGTATTGTGTTTCTTCTATTATTAAGTACATCATATTATCCTCTTTCATTGGTTGATTTATTTGTATCTTACATTATATAAGATTAAATGTCAATAACTAATTTAAAAAAAGTTTCAACCTATACTAGAATGGGGTGCGACACTTTGGCTATTGACTTCTCTTATAAAATCTTATATAGTATTCTTATATTTATTTATAAAAACTTAAATATAACATTTAAGCTAACTTGTGGTTGGCAGTACAAAAACGCAACCACAAGTTGCATGAAACAGAAAGGAATTTAAGAATTTTTAAAGTAACAAGCCACGAGCCGATTGCTTTAAAATTGGGACAACTACAGGTTGTACAAACAGGAGTCATCCTACCTTTCGCAACCTGTACTGATCCCTGATCCGTTGTGTGTTGGCTTAGGCCAGCATCCTGCTGTGTACACCGTCAACGGATCTGGGATCAGAACTAGTATAGGGCGCCTGGACTTAATTCCGGGCTATATCCTAGGTCGAGATGTGATCGTTGACAATGTCCCTCCATGTAGCTACGGGAGAGGGATCGCCTACGAGCCACTAGTACTGATCCCTGGACACTAGCAGGCAAGCACCTGTTAGGCCTGTCGCTCGAGCTATTAAAATAAAGCACGCCGGCCTCAATCTAGTGTCCTGGGATCAGTTACAAGCAACAAGCAACAAGCTAAAAATAATGCTTGACAATTGATCTGGGATATTATAAGATATGCCAAACAACAAGAAAGAGGAAAACATGAGTACAAGAAGTAATATAGCAATAGAAGACCCGAAGACAAAAAAGGTGAAAGTAATATACGTTCACTCTGATGGTTATCCATATGGCGTTGGAAAATGCCTGGTTGATCATTATAATATGTATGACTTAGCCAAAGAACTATTTAATCATGGAGATGCATCTTATTTAGGTGATACCATTAATGAATGTAGCTTTTATCATAGAGATTGGGGCAGAGATGAAGAACCAGCCAAAGTGTACAGAGATGAATGGATGTATATGTTTTCAATGCGTGGAGATATACACATTGAATATATTTATTTATTTAAAGATGGTCAATGGAATGTATCAACTGGTAAATATGTTAAAACTAAAGATGGTTACGATAGCGGTACTAGTTATTATACCAAGTTTGAATCTGTAAAAGATAACAAGGAGTATATCAAATACAAAGACAAACACGAAAAACATGCAGAGGTCAAAATGATTTCCCAAATTGGAAACATGTTGAAGGGTGCAGGGTTCAACGATGATGATGTTGTAGTCCAAGGTGGAAATGCAAAGAAAGCAAACTAATGGAAATAAACGACAAAGAAATAGCCGACTGGGTAAATGATTGTCCGACTCATAAAATAGAAGTTTTATATTCGGATGAAAATGGAATTCAGCTATTAGTTAATTTTAATAATGAGAAAGAATAAAAACCAGGATCTGGCGCCAGCAATGGCGCCCGGCCAGTTTAGAATAATTCTAAGCACCAAGCACCAAGCTCCAAGCTTGACAGTGACTGAAGGATAGTATAGGATAAATTTAGAAAGGAATAATTATGGATAAAAAAACAATAACAGGTTGGGCGCTTCAGGTTACGTGGAGCGACGGCAAAGAAGAAACACTTTTAGATATAGATGATCAAACAGCTGGCGAAGTGGATA